AGCCACCAATCTTATTTCCACTCACTATATCCCCCTAGTTAGATCTTTTTTAAAATATTTTCAACATATGAGACAGCTTCATCACAGTCTTTGGCTACATATGTTGGTATGTTGGCTTTTTCTAGCTTGTCTAGCCATTCTTTTTGACTTGCACTCAATATCCCACCTTTGGTACGTTTCATTTCAATGCCGTGCAATTTTCCTTCTAGTATTAAGAATAGGTCAGGAATTCCAGCCTGCACGCCTAAACGCTTGTTTCTGGTCTTTACAGACCAATGCTTACTAAAAGTAGAGTTTGGCGTGTGCCAGAAATCAATACCTCTTAGACTCAAGTACTGCACGAAGTTTATCTGCTCAATCTCCTCACTTGGAATAGTATTAGTCATTCCTTGCTATATCCCAGAATATTGTTGGTCTTTTCGTCACTATATCAATCTTAGTCTCGGTTTTTACTACCAGCCTTTTGCCTCGAAGCTCATGAACTCTTGGAGTTACACAGTTGATTGGCAGGTTAGTGGCTTCTGCTAACATTCTATTGTTGGCAGGACCAATTCTTCTTAGTGCCATGTAGATCGTATTCTGTGTTTTTGTAACCTTGTCTTTAACTGAATCATAGGCTATCTTACTTGTCTGTTGATACATTACATTATCCCCCTATTACGGCTATCAATATCTACCAGTTCTTCGTCGTCTGAGTCGTTATATCCTCCAATCATTTCACTTATTGTGTCCTCAAGATAAGTTTTGATCTCATAGAGGAATCCGTCTATATCGTCTGAGAGAATATCCATAATAAACTTCTCGCCAGATAGAGGAGCTACTTCGTCAGCCCAACCGTTGTATATATCGAACCTTATTTTCCGTCCATCCATATTCTTACCCTCCCACTTGTTTATTAGAACGGTATGTCGTCTAGGTTTATTTCTGTATTTGGTACATCTACAACTACATCTTTCTTTGCTCTTATCTGATCAGCTACTTGTTTAGCTTTATCAAATCCAGACTGTGACTCCTGAGTTGTTTTATTTTCGTCCTTAGGAAACAACGAAAGCCACCCATCAAATCCAACTGGGATAGAGTCTAGCTTTACGTACATACCTTTGTCCGTGCTACCTGCTACACCAACTCGCTTCCATATAGTGCTACCGTCTTTTTTAGTGTCTTTGAATGTTACATCGTATATCATTTATTACCCTCTCTTAGTTTTTCGTTAACACTTTTGACCAAGCTCTGAATGCTTGGATAGTAGCCCATACTGATGCGGTTGCGAGAAGCATCCAGGCTATATTGTTGTGTCGGTTAGTTATGCCTTGATAGGCAGAGAAACCAACTACAGTACTGAGTGCTCCGGCATCAATAAGGTCTTCTAGATTGCCTAGTATTGTTTTAGCTACTTGAACCTTGATCTGGATATTACTTTTACTTGTTTGTGCTTCTTTAACTTCAATTTGTTTCTTATTTTTCATTATTATATCCCTCCCTTATAGTTTTTTATGAATTCTACTGTTTGATCTACTTCTTCTAGAAATATCCTTACTTCCTTTTCTAATTCAGCTATTGCTTCATTGTCACGATGTACACGTCGGATAAAGATTCTAGCGTTAGCAGGCAACCTTGTATCGGCACTTACAAAATCACACCAGTCTCGTTCCGTAATCCACAGCTGACCTTGTATCTGCCATTTGTAGGTTGATGGTACTTTTCCAGACCGCAATGTTTCAATATGTGTTTTAGTATTCGGGTTCTTTATTTCAATCAAACCATCATCACTTACATATCCATCTGGGCTTGCGCCTGCTTGTAGTGTCTTGTGATTCACAAAAAATGCGTCCTCAACATCACTGCCTGTTTCTAGCATATAGAGCGTCTTGGCTGTTTCTTCCTCATCGATACCCCACTGCATAGCATCTGTAGTAAAGCCCGGTGTTGGCGTCCCGGTTAGTCTTTCCACTACCAACTGAGACAAGTAGTTACCTCTTGAGGCCCCATAACCTGTTCTAGTCTTTGCCATAATGTCCGCAAATCTACTAGCAGTCGCTTTACCTAACCGGGCTTTGAACCATTCGTCAGTCCTTTGTTCCTGATCCATCTTTCAACTCCTTTATCCTTGCATTTATTAGTGGCGTGACTTCTCTTAACTGTTCACCTGACAGACTAGCCATAATACTTGCAAACTCATCTTTAGATTTAGCTTTCTGAATTTGTTTCTTAGCATCTGCAACTTTATTGTTTTTAAACTCTTCAAATTCGTCCATTTCTTCGGTGCTTGCTATCTGGCCATTATTTAAGTAACCCAGCAGTGAAAGAGCTCTACCCACTGACACTGTTTCGAGCTTTTCGAATGCTTTTATCTCGGAGAGTTTACCGTAACTATGTCCAGTAGCCTCAGCACTGTTTTCATCTGCCTTATCTTTGACTATACGAGTTTGAAACATTACGGTGTTGTTCTCGTTATCTAAGATCGGCTTTGTCTCAACCAACGCTCTTGGGTTGTCTTGCCTAAACTCTTTAAGCCTGGCAGGCACAAGTGCATACTCATTACCTTTTAAATTAACTGTTTCAGTTTTTCTAGAACCCATATCGATCCTCCCAACATTTAATATCGTCGTCATATTCAGCCATGCATTTGTCGCAGACTAATACTTGCTTAACATCTATCTCTGGCTCATAATTCCCAAGAATACGACTAAATGTTGAATATACACTTTGTCTTTCCACATATTCTGCTCCAGCGTGGTTGCAATCTACCATGTAGCTATCACCGTCTATATCTACTTCATTTACTACTACTGTTATCGGCCACTCTGTTTCATAGAATGGGTTTGTACCTTTTACTGTTATACTTTTCATTTGATCCTCCAATCATTTATGTTCACGGCTCGGGGTGAGGGGTGTCGCATTTACTACCTTGATGCACCTCTCCCCCTCCCAGAGCCGTTAAGCTCTGTTATTAGTAACAACTGACCTTTGTCTTGCACACTGACCATGCATACCATCCTTGACCCTTATACACTTTGTACGCCCACGCTATATTCGTGGATGGGTCTTGTAATTCGCTACACGAAGGTCTACTAGCAAGCGTTCTAACTTGGAATAACCCACAACTTGGCGCATGGAGTCCGTTAATTGGGTAATTATCTCCTATGGCTATGGGGTTACCTGAGCTTTCCGCCTGACATATTGCCGTTGCTACATTTACGTTCCAGTCATATTGCGCAATCATGTGAGTATAATTCCCACAACCTACCGGCAAGATAACTGTTGCTGCCACCGTCTCCACTATGGGTTCTGGTGGTCGTTCCGCTTCTGGCTGAGAAACTGGCTCTACAGTAGGTGCTGGTATTACAGCTTCCTCTACTACTGATGGCGTTATTGTTTCTATTTGTGAATGTCCATCTTGCGGAACTGCGTAGGCTCGTCCAACTGTCATAGTTATGACAATTAGAACGATCCGTATGATATTACGGCCTATACATGCTCCTTCTTTTTAAAACACCGCTGGGACTCCATCCCATTTAGATCATCTTGTCGCTATTCTGTGGCACTTGCACATCTGTAGCCGATTGATCACCGAGGGGTTACCCCGTTTGATCTATGATCCCTTATATAGGTGAATCACAGACCAAATAAAAAACCCCTTGCCGAGTAACGTATCAAGGGGTTAAATCTTCTACAGTTAGTTAGTTTTCTTACAATAAAAAAACCTTCTAACTATTGAAGGTTTTATTCACTCTTATCTAATTTTTACTTAATCATTGACTATATATTTCTGAATGGAGCTGTCATTGAGATTTGAACTCAAGACCCCTTCCTTACCATGGAAGTGCTCTACTCTTAAGGTATATTGCCTACTCTTAAATAAAATTTTAGACAGGAGTGACACCTGATAGTCACTTACTAATACCTGCTAATATTTAACTTTGCGACATCTCGTTATTACGATTTGTTACCCTTATACTAGCACAAGCAAACACATGTGTCAATACTGGCTGTGCTTAAATTGTGTGAGACTCTTCGTATACCCTTCTTAAATCCTCGTCAAGTACATGCGTGTACATCTCTGTTGTCTGAATACTCCTATGACCTAAAAACTTCTGTACATACCTTATGTCTGCGCGGTTTCTCATTAAGTTAGTGGCAAATGAGTGTCTCATGGTGTGTGGTGATATGTGAGTCGTAATGCCAGAAAGCCTGCTTGCGGATTTAAAAATTTCTCTGACTGTTTCTGACGTTATTCTTTTTTTGCTTAGTTCGCTTATAAATAAAGGCGCTTCGTTGTCTCTTCGAAGCTTCAAATATATGTTCAGATACTTCCTTGTTCGATCATCGATGAAGCATGGCCTCATTACTCCGCCTTTGCCAATAACCGTGAAAGTGCTGTACTCCTCATAAATGTCTGAACGGTCTAGTGAACATAGTTCGCTGTTTCTTATACCTGATCCGTACAGCAGAGATATTATTGCCTGGGCTCTTGCTCTAAGTATTCTAGATACTCCTCTGCGTGGTTTACCAACACCATCTATGAGTGTAGTTACTTGTGCTGGCGTTAGAAATGAAGGCATAGTCGTTTGTCTCTTGGGGACAGGTATGTCTTCAACGGGAACTACTTTGTAGCCACGTCTGGCTAGATAGGCTAGCACTACTCTAAGCTTAACGATATAGCCTCTGACTGTGTTAACGGATCTACCTTTATCTAAGTATTGTTTCCATTTTCGTATGTCCGTGAAAGTTAAACTCTCAATATCTACATCCCCAAAGAATGCTAGGAGTGAACGTTCTGCACACTTGCTCATTTCTTCAGTTTTTGTTGACTGATTCCTGAACGCTATGCAATCTGTTCTATATAACTCGAAGGCTTCGCTAATAGTAGACATCACTACAACTCCAGTTTGGTAAACTTGACTGTTGCAGGATTGTAGGTGAGATAGATTGCTTATACGTAGCCTGCCCCGTATAACTTGGTCTAACTCTATACCTTGTTATGTACTCATATTGTACACGCTAACTATCCTGCATATCAATAAATATTAGTTGTGATTTTAAATACAAAAGTACCCACTCCCCACTAGGTATATCCAGTGAAGTTAGTGAGATACCCTCTCTATGACTTATCTAGCATGAAGCAAAGTCTCTATGGCGCTTACTTGCTTTATGATCTGGCTTACTAGGCCTACGTCTTTGTTTAATATGTATACACAGGGATATACAAGGTGGTCGTACAACACCATCATAATAGCAGCAGTCTTTTCATTGTCCCCCTCCAAAGTATCACCTCTACCCTCTACTACTGTGTGTAAGAGGGGCAACAATTAGCCTGTTACCCAATGGCACAATAGTCGAAGTAATCTTTTGTATGTCAATAAAGAATAGAATGTGTATGAAGCTATACGTATGTGACAAATATCACAAATAACCAATGGCCATTATAACTCATTGGTTGATATAGCAACTATCGGTATACACCTATCCGTGCTAGATAAGTTTTTAACCGCTTGTAGGGATGTGATTTGGAGTCATCCCAGATTGATTTTTTAGATCCAAGCAGGCTTGGTCTGTGATTCACCTATATAAAGTGAGTATGATTATACACGACTCAGCTAATATTTACAAGTTCGGTTAATACCTGCGGTGCATCCTCCCTAAACATTATTTGTTGGCCAGATCTTTCTTGGGTAATCCTGGATATAAGAGATAGCACAACTCCACCCTCTTCGATTTCTCCTGTTATGCGTTGACCAAGTGTCTCCAATTCATCATTATTCCATAGATCGAGTCTTCTAAAGTGTTCATGGCCGTAATTTGTTGATATTCCTTCCATAACGATCTCTCCCTACTTAGTATTTGTGTTAATGTTAAGTGCTGCAAGCCCTGAAGCCGCACCTGCTACACTTGTCCATATAGCTACTACTAAATCTGTTATACGCCCATAGGCCTGTAAAGGTACTATTAGAGCCGTACCGAATAGTACAATCAGGTATATTGTTAATCTTACTTTTGCTGGTAGTTTAATTTCCATGATTTTCTACTCCTTAATTATTTAAACTTTATAGTACTGAGTTAGATGAGATACTTCAGCTCCAACATACACCCATGCCTGTCCAAACATCTGAGTTTGTATCTTAACGAAGTTACCGTTACGCTCGATGATCTTGTAGTCTAGGTGTCCCCCAAACTTTATAGGTTCAATCTTCGCAAATTTGTCTGTACCTGGACCTCGGTATAGAGATCTGTAATCACCAAAGATCCTTACAAAGTCGTTCTGTGGTTGAGGTACGCTGACTGGAGGTACAAAGTTATTGTTAGCGAATAGCCAAGTAGATGGTGCAAAGTCACTGTTACGGTCATCAGCTCTGGTAGTTTCCCAGTGGAGGTGAGGGCCGCTAGTTAAGCCCGTGTTACCTGAATAGCCTATGACTTGACCCGTCTCAACTCTTCCCGATGCATGACCCATCTGCTTTAGATGAAATAGCTGATGAAATATACCACTATCTCCTTTTAGCACTATAAAGTAGCCTCTGCCATCATTTCGTGATGTACCATCACCATTACGAACAATCTCGCCGTTTTCAGGCGCAACAATCTCTCTACCTTCTTCCATGGAATAGTCTACACCTGAATGATAACCTCGTCTGTATATGGAGCTTTTAACACCGTACTCTTGTGATATATTTACCGCACCCTTGAATGGTCGTATTCTAGACATTTTTGACTCCTTTGTTGTTTTTTAAAATACCCAGTATCTGTTTCTGTGTCGCCGCCAACTCTCCCATTGAATGAGCCAGATCAGACAGCGGCAACTCCTTGTATACTTCTACTTGACCTTGAAGCTTAGATATAGCTTTCTCATTTTCTATATGTAATGTTCTTAGCTCGCTTACTTGAGTTGATAATGTTTCTATCAGCTCTCTTTGTGATTGAATTGTAGCTTTAACAGTTTGGTTTTTGAAAACTGAGAAAATTACAGCCCCTAAGCCTGTTAGTACAACAAGTCCTTCTACTAGTTTCATTATTTCGTCTGCTGTCATTTTCTACTCCTTTTTATTTTTAGATTCCCTCATACATGAAATGCGCTTGGATAAAGTCCCCTGTCCCCCATGTGAAGGGAACTGTTGATGAGATACCGTTTATAGTTGTCCCTGTTTGCACTCTGAAGCTTATTGATGATGTGCTACTAATAAAAACTTGTCCTGCATAAAAGTCTGTGGAAAGGTTAATTAGAGATACTGTACCTAGTAATGTTTCTCCTGGTGTTACTAGATCAGCGTTTAATGCTATTGGGAGAGAAACTATAGGGTCAACACCAGTTATCCCTGCACCAGCAAATGTATACTTAAACCTACAGATATTTGTCTTGCCAACACGCAGATATTTTGCGTAATTGAGAGTTCCACCTGATATTCTAGTAAGTGTTGGAGTCCATGATTGCCACTCCCATGATGTACCAGTTCCAGTTAGTAAGTTTTCGGGCAATACTGCACTGTCAGCTATCTCTGCGTTTGTTACTGCGTCATCCGCAATGTTTGCAGTACCAATAACATTGTTTTTTAGAGTACCAAATTGTGTATGTGATACTAGTAGTCCCTCAACTAGTCTTTTTACCCACTGTGATGATACCGTGATGTATACTCTTGTAGTAGCTCCTGCTGGATAGTTCTGAGGTGTACTATAAAGTAATGATACGCCTGCTAGTGAGGTCGCTGACGCTACCTTACCCTCGAATATACAGTATGATCCTGGCACTTGCGTCTCCACACCGTTTACCGTAGTTGTCGCGTCCACTGCAAATATTACGCCGGTATCTGCCGGGAATCCTGCAGTACTCTGTACGTTCATTGTTGTTGCTCCGATTGTATACCCAGGTGCAGTCATGTATGTTGCTGATCCTGGTGTCCCTACTTCTTGGAAGTAATCTTCTGGTTGTGCTGCCATTTTTGTCTCCTTTTATTTAGCTTTAATTATTAGATCATCTAGCGCATAGCCCCTAGTGTTCACAGCGCTCAAGTAATAATCCGTACCAGGAGAATCTGCTACAACCTCCCAATCGAGCTGATTCAACAGCCCTTTTGGTTTTACTCTTAGTACTGCAACACTCTTTGCATACACCCCAATATTGCCAGGGGCTTCATCATACACATGGTTGTCCCACGTCATCTGGTCATATCCAACATTCGCAGTCGTCACATTGAATGTGTCTGATCCTGCACTGCTTTTTAACCCTTTACGTGATAAGCCATTTACATTTACATTGATAACTCCTTTAGGGAATAGAAACTTAAAATACATGTTTCTAATACTCCCCAGTACTAAGCCGTTTTCGTCCCATTTCAACGATTCAAATGCAACACGGCTCCTAAACGGTGAGTTATTGTCTGTATGTGGTACTGCACCCGTTCTAGTGAATTCCAATATATGGCCGTCACCATACAGGATACAGAAATGAGTTTTTCCTGCGCTATCCTCATATAACCACATGTCTCTGATGTAAGGGTTATTTGGTTCGCTTATACCGTCTACTGTCCACCTTAGTGTCCATATGTTGCGTCTAGATAAATCCAAAACCCATATTTCATTGTTGCCATCTGCCGATATAGGTAATGCCCAGTAGATCTTATCCTTGTACTCAACTCCGACAGAGTCTTGCAAGGCTGCTAGATTAATTTTCTCCAGGTCAGGTTCTATAGCTTGTGACATAGAATTAGTTGTAAGTATATTGTTGATATTTTGACTAGTGCCCGTTGTCTTAAAGCCTAATCCAGTAGGATACCAAATTGAGTCTCTGGCTTTAACTGTAGCTCGTGCTGAATATGTACCTGATTGGCCGTTAGATATAATTACATTAGGGTAGATAATTGACTGATCCCCAATGGTCAAAGTATCGAATGATATGTGGCAGATTGTTCCTGCCCCAGCAGCCCCTCGTAGTGAAGCCGTAATAACTGGATCGCCTTTTCCGTTACGGAATCCTGTTGCAAAGTTAAGTGTACTGTCGCCATCCTCATCAATACCCACCCATCCGCCGCCATTAAATGCAGAGAAGTCACTTGTGCCTGGAGCCGAGTAGTATAATTTATTTTCTGCAGTTATACCAAAGAGCTGAGAATTTTTAGTATCTACATACATCCATATAAATACAGGTCCTTCAGTCGAATTTCCTTCAGATGCTAGTTTGAAAGGATTTACGGCTATATTGCCATAATCTGTGAATGAAGTTGCGTTGGGGACTGTATATAGCTCATTGAGGGTTCCTGGACTGTTTCCGTAGTAAACTGTGTAGCTCGTTGCTCCAGGTACAGCTGCCCATGAAACTGTTGTGTAGTCTGTGCCATTAATCCAAGAGTCCCTGAGTTTCCCAGAAGTAACCGTACCAGCGGTTGAAGCAATTGATTCACCTACGTTGTTGTTAGCTGATATTCGGTAGTAATGAGTGAAAGTAGTGCCTGTCATGCCAGTTTTAGTGACCGTAGGCGCAGACGGGGTGGCTATAGCTGTATAATCAACAAACGCATCAGTTTCTAGGTTTATATAACACAAGTTATCTATACCGTTAAATGGGTATAATTTCCCTTTCGATTGAACACCCGATGTCCATGTGCTTGACTGCAAGTAGGATGATACTAAAGGAGTAGAGACTGCATTTTCCCATACTCCGCCGTCTTTTTGCTTGTAGAAATAGGATTCATCCACGTTTGGTTCTGACAATAGAATATACACCCAACGTTCACCGTCATACTTTACGTTCATGCGCCCAGTGACTATTTCACCTGCAGCTGGCTGAACTCCATACTCAATTAGTGGTGGTCGAGGTCTGACAATGTTATCCTGGGTTACTTCCATATTAGTCATGTCAGATAATGACGAAAGTATACGTCTCGAATTATCAATAGTAGATATGTAGCCACGGTCGAATTTATTTTGGCTAATATTAAGTGGTCTTCGCTCTTTTCTACGATTCCTAGTTTGGCGCAGATCGTACATTGTTAACCTCTAATATCCACTTATACGTCTTGAGACCGACGTTCTGATTTTGCTTGGCTTTGTGTGTGTTCCGTTGTTTTCAGCATGAGCCATAGAGCGATAGAGATTATTTGCTTTGGAGTTAAGTTCAGGTGCTTTGTCCTCATAGACAATATCTGCAAATGCTACTTCTGAAGCTACTGCCATAACAGCCCATTCAGGATCTCTAAAAGGTAGCTTATCGGTTTCGGCTATTAGATCAGTGGGCAAATACCAACCAGGGAGGTATAGTGTTCCACCTATTATGTTTTCATCTGCCTTTACTTCATTGTTAAACACTAACACCTGAGGATTAATACCTTTTATGTACACTTGCCTAGAGTTATAGTCACGATCCTCTGGCGACACTAGGTCTAGATCAACCTTAGAGCCATTTGTAGTTATTACATATACACTATCGCTGGGGGATAAGAGGTTTAATGGTAGGTCAAACTCGAGAGAAGTTGATTCTGTGATTGTTCCTATGCTCTGAATATCAAAAGCACTCGACCACTTCCTTTTAACGTCGCGGTAAAATTCATTTTTCTTTTTATTGAGTAGGTGTAACCAGTATGTATATTCCTCAGTACCCTCTAGTGGCGCATCATCTTCCGTACCTCTGAGTGCATAGTTTATACCTACAATTGCTTCACTTACTAACATCGCATCTCCGTACTACACGGGGCTGATGCTTCAGTAAGCCGTCTGTAGCTTATATTATACCACATCTCAAGCTGTCTTTCTCATTTTTGCTTCGTTTAACAGTTGTCTAAGTGACTTACCGGACTTCGCAGTTTTCGCGAACCCATCTATTTTGTAATCAAATTTTCTGGCTCGTTTACCACCACTGCTTTTACTTGATTTCCTGCCTTTGCCGCCCTTACTGCCACTATTACCTGTTGATGATAGGCTAAGATTGCCATACTTATCTCTTAGCTTGCTCTTTGATAGCATTCCAGCCTTGATCATAGCGTCCTCATATGCCAGTAGCTTGCCTATGGTTTGATCGGGGTTCTTGGAGTTCTCTGCATATGACTTGATTCTGTCTTTTGACCAGCCATAGAGGTCTATTAGGTCGTCACTGTATTCTTTCTGGACACTTAGTTTTGCAAACTCACGTTCTTTTTCTATACGCTTAATATCTGACCAACCGTTATTCTTATCGCTTATCTCATCCTTGAGTGCGTCATACCTGTCTTTTATAGTCGAGCCTGTATCGGTTCTCAGGTATTTATCGACTGAAGACGTACCGCTTAAGATCGCTTTTGCACCTTTGTCAATCTTGCCTGGCTTGCCTGAAAAGTCCTGAGAATATTGACCTAGTTGGTTGTCAGCTACAAATTTACGGATCTCGGCTTGTCTTGCATCGCTGTACATTTTGCTCATGGCCTTTGACTGTTCCTCGATACTTAAAGACTGGTAACGTGGTGACTTAATAGTCTCTTTCCACATGGCTTGAGTCTGCGTTCCTATAGCTTTTTGTAGACTAGTTCGTTGTTCAGGTGTTAGTTTAATACTTACGCCAGATTCTTTTAATGACTTGTCTAGTGCAGATGGCGTGATACTTAAATCAGCGCTACTAAATTTCTTAGTCTCATCTATGACGCTATTCTTAATCGGCGTCTTTGAGTTAAAAAGGTCAATGAAGTTATTTAGTCCACTCGGTTCTTGTTTGAGTTCGTTCCCTAACACATCAAGTTTTGGCAGGAGGTTATTTCGTAATATTGGAGTCCCTGCCTTGAGTGCATCAATTGGTGAGTTAATTTGTCGCTGCTTGTCGTCCATTGCTTTGGCGGTATCTTTAACGATATTTGGGATAATTGAACCAACTTGACCTGAAACATATGAGCTACCATATCTTCCTGGATCGTTTATAGCGTTCAAGGGACCCTGTACACCCTGTAGGAATGTTTGTTGGGTAAAGTCTTTACCTAGTTGCCCTGCTAGTTCTCCCATGCCTGCATTATTCTGTCTACCGCTTTCAAGTTTGGATCCTGCTAGAGTAAGAAGTGCCTCGGGTCCCACTGAATTGATTGATCGCCACTTGCCACCTATCATCACGGAGTTGGCTTGTTTACCTTCTAACTTCCATTGTTCTGCTTCTTTCTGATCTTTAGGATTGCCTGTCATCAGACCTCTAGATGTCAGATATGCCCCCAAACCCATCAATCCTGTACCTACAGTGCCTCTACCTATTTCATGAGACGCTTTTCTCTGGAGTATACTATTGTTACGCGCCATAGCCTTTCCAGCTGTAACACCACCTTTAATAAGCCCCACAGGTGAATACGATAACATTTGTGATGCAACACTAGAGGGCACACCTACAAATGGCATTACTAACTCCGAAACTACTTTCCCGCCTTCTGTTTTGCCCAAACCTCTCTTGACCTTCGTCGCCAGGTCTCTCAACATATTTTCATCTTTGAATGTGGCTTTGCTAGCGTCTATAACCGCCTGTACTTTCATTCCCTCAGTAGGGTTTTTGACTAGGTTATCGACGAAGTTATCATCACCCTTTTTAGCAGTGTTTTTAGCTGATGCTAGGGCTTGGTCATACAATGAGCGGTTGAATGCTGAGTGATAAAATACCTGGTCTTGAGCACCAAGTGAACGAAATACAAGGTCAGTATATTTCTTGAGACCTTGCTCGACAGGTCCTTTGCCCCAAGTAACAGCTTTTATGTCGTAGCCTGCTAGTGCTTCTGTAGGATCGTATCCGTGTTTCATCATGTCCTTTGCATGTGATAGTCCTTCGCCTATTCCTTGAGCCGCTCCTTTCACAGTAAATGTCTTAGATCGGTTTCCGGTCTTTAGTGCCATTAATCTGTCTGCAAGTGAAGCTGGTACGTCTTTTGCTATCTCTGCAACACCGTGTATGGTATTACCGAATACGTTTCTAGCTGTGGTCCTCATTGATGTAAGTAATCCGGCTTTCCACACTGTTAAGGCTTTATCTGCGAAGGTAGATGGTATAAGTTCATTAACTTGATTGATTAGTTCGTGCGATGCAATGTTTCTCTGTCTGCCTTCGGGCATTTCTTGTATTTGTTTAGCTGTATTGACTAGCGCTTCAACCTGTTCGGGCTGCAATGCTAGTTGTTTATCAGGGTTAGCTTTGTTGTACTTACGGATTGCTGCCTCTGCAAATTTTACAGCTCCTCCTGGAGTAGTCTTGTCATAGTCTGCGAATGCGTGAATAGCTCTACCCAATTCAGTGCCACTTTCTGCCATGCCACTAACAACTTCTTGCATGGCCTTGTGCTGACCGGTAGCTATGTAGTGGTCAATCAGTTGGTTGCCGATTGTAACATCCATATCAGATTTAGGGTTTAATGCCAACTCTCTTGCTTTGGCTGGATTTTCACGTATGAACGCTTGAGCATCTGCTATTCTTTGTTTGTCAGATTTTATCGAGTATGTTCCTGTCTCAATAGATTTAACACTAGAAGGGGTCTTATCACTCGATTTAATAGTCGATATAAACCCTCGTTCTTTTGTTTGAGCTCCACGTAGCACATTCTTAACTTCTTCAGCTACGTACTTACCATTGACGGGTGATGTTGGTAGTGGGTCTAGGTCTTTGTTTAATAGCTTAGTTACGTCAGTCGGATTAGTTTTAGGGATTACAAAGGGTTTAGCCTCTTGCTTTAGGGATTTTAGGGGGTCAATCTTGTCTGCTTGTTGTATAGGGGTAGGGTTTGCGTCTACATAAACATCAGTCATTCTGTTGCCATTATCAACTTGGTAGAAAGTTCCTGTTTTCTCTTTTACTTCTCCAAATTGACTAGCGTACTTCTTGTTCGGTGTCCAGAACTGTCTGTTATCGCCAGCGTTAGCACCTTGATAAAGTGTTATGTTTTCTTCTTTTCGTATTACAGGTACATCGGCATAAGCACCGCCATCTCTAAACTTACTTTTTAGATATACTTTAACGGTCTTTGGCGTTTCGGTCGTCTTACCTACTTGTGCTAGAGGGGTGGGGTTATCTTTTACCCCATCTAAAAAGCTTGCCTTAGTTGCCCCAAAACCTTCTTTTATTGAACCATCTGGGTTGATGTCTATGAAATTCCTCTTAAGCTGTTCTGGTGTAACCCCTTCTGGGGGGTACAGTTTGCCGTTTTTCTTTATAAAGCCATACTGACCTACTGTGCCGTCTGGTAGTGAGTTAAATACATTGTCAATTTCTGCCATTTTTACTCTGCCGTTAGGTGCTAGACTTTCTTTCGGTATGAGTGTCTTACCTACTTGTGCTACAGGGGATTCTTGTGTATTTTTTAACTTGTTATATGCTTGCACCTCTTCAACAAACTCTTTAAAACTATTGTTGTAGTCTTTTGTAGACAAATCTGGTATTTTTTTTGTTTTTTGTTCACTTAACCTCGTCACTACCAGGTCTGGTAGATCTGCCATCGGGTCTGGCCTTGCAGATGGTTGAGCTATTTTTGGTTTAATTGGTTCATTTGGCTGAAGTGGATTCGCAATAAAACCACCCTGATCTCTGAACAATTTGCTTGATTCTTGGGCTATGTCTTTTGCGATAGGCACCGCCTTTGTCGCAACTGCCTTGGCTTGCTTGGCTGCCACCGCACCACCTAGTCCTAGTCCAATGTCTGCTGCCGTACCAAGTCCAGCACCAGTTAACGCTGATACTGCAATACCTCTAGCATTTGCATCTTGGTTGTAGGCACTTGCTCCTGCTTGACCCGCATTTAAGACAGCCGTCTTTGCCAATGCAGGAGCCTGAGACACTATTGCTTTCTTTATGCCAGCTTTTCCTGCTGTGTCGAGTGCTTTTTTACCAGCGAAAGAACCGACACCAAGTGAAGCTACTTCAAAACCTGTTTCAGCTATACCGCCACCAATGCGTTTTGCAACTGTTTTGAAGTCACCAGATTTAGCTTCATCTGCACTACGAAAGTATGTTCCTGTACCAAATATGCCTGCTCCAGGCTTTGTGTAGCGTTCGTAGTCATCATCTGAGGCTTTGATAGAATTTCTTAATGCCTCTTGGTTATTTGATGCCTGTGCTGCTAACATGCGTGTTGTATTGATAACCTGCTCCCCGGCTAGTCCTGCAGTATTCAAGAATTTACCAGAAGCAGGCAGGAGAGTTTTTCCAGCTTGAGATAGCCCTGATTGATTACGTTGGATGTCATCTGGGGTTCTGGTTTTCCATGACCTACCACTATCTAGAATGTTAGCCTGATCCCAACCTCTACTTAATCCCCGGGTGAGAGAGTTATTACTAAACTGAAAACCTGGAGTATTGTCATTAATCTTAAATTTGTTTTGGGTGCCAGGTGTAACATTACGCCTAGATGTGTCCCATGTTCTACCACCGTCAAAAGGGTTAACCTGATTAGCGGCTCCTTTTAATACACCTACAAGCCCTCGATTTGGCTTATCGGACTGTGGAAGTTTTGCAGGTTGAGCTGCAGCACGTTGTTGACCCTGGTCGTTATTTTCTTTTTTATCCCAGAAGTCTGCACCCTCCCATGCTCCTTTTAGGTATCTCTTGAAGTTCATCAGTAGGCTACCTCTCTAGTTATACTATTTGTTGTTCTTCTTTACGTCTGAGCATGTTTAAGTACGGATCGTACATATCTTGACCGGTGTTACCTTGTTGTGACATTGCTATTTTGTCTACGGTGTAGTCTTTAAGAGAAGGTGTCTTGACTTCAACATTTTTAACTGAGTATGGAGTTCTGAACTGGTCAAATAGTTTATCAATCGCAGTATTTCGCTCATTCATCTGAGCTTGAATTGGTGCTGTAGCTGCTTTTACTTGGTCGTAACCGCCACCTTTAAGTAGTGCCTTCTGCCGTGCAATTTCTGCCAGCGAGCCGCTAACTGCGTTTTGGTTTTCCATTACGCCTGAACGTAACTTGCTCTCACGTTCCTTACGCTGTTCATCAAGACTAGCGATAAGGCTGTCAAAATCTTCATTTGCTCTTCTTTTAGATAGGTCTAGTGTTCTATCATTTTCACCAAAGTTCTCTAGGATACTACTTCTGTTGTCTGAGGCTTCTCGAGCTATAGCCTGGTTTGCTACATCTTTTGCTGATCCGCTATCAAATGCCAGACCTAGGCGTCGTCTTACGCTGTCGGCTAAACCCCTAGCCGAAGCTTCCGCCCGGGAAATAGCTTCATCTTTTCCTAATGCTGATCTCTCGCCTTGTATTGCGAAGTCTTCAAGCGCTCTTGAACGTCTTTGGTTTGCGCCTGATCTCTCTTTATTAAACGAATCGTTTAGTTGGGTTATGCCCTGATTTAGAGTTGTGTCAGTTCTTCCAAACTGCTGGTTTAGCTGCGATTCTTGATCATTTAAGTACGACATATCATCTTGGTTATATGATGGTGCCGCCGCTCTAGAACTTAACCCTGAACTGGCGCCATTTTTATAAGTTGTCGCACTTAGAACACCAGAGTTGTCATCACGATTTAATAAGTCCTCCTGTATTAAGTTTTTAAGGGCTATGGCTGGGGGTATTATACCTAAAAGGCTCATGAGATATTCTCCTTACGAATAAATGTTAGTTATTCGTCTACAACCTCTTACTGCCATCGTTGTGGTAGGTAATGTTATAGCAGGGGCCGTTTATACGGTAGGCCTGTGGAGCTACTAGTCAGTTATGATACTTCCAAAGTTTTGGCCATGGTAACAAAAACGACTCTGTCTCCTAGAGAAGAGCCGTCGTTACGGTAGGCTTCTATGCTATATATTATACCACATGCTTAGTAGCCAGTGAAATGTTGTACAGCGTAGGTTGTGGGCGAAGGACTGTCAGCATAACATGTGCCGATACCTATGTAGCTATATTTAGGATTAAGTATCGCTGCTTTATGTGAGGGGCTTTCCATCCACATATCAAGGAACTCTACATGAACATACTGACCATAAACTATCCCGTTATCACGCAACAGGTTTTCCCCTGCATTAGTGTAAGGTACATCTTCTTTCTGTATCCAAACCCAAGGAGTTGTGCCGCTAACGGGGTCATCATGCGCAAAATATTCTTTTGCTATCATATCTTCGCATTTAGCTTTAGCGCTTGCATTAAGCCCAGGGTCTGTCTCTAGAGGTGTTAGGCCATTCTGTTGTCTTCTCAGGTTGGTCTCGTTGATTAGGTTATCTATAGTTAGAAAATTATCATACTGATCCTTGACAGAGACTGGGTATTCTGCAGTCTCAACCTGAGTCTCTTTCTCTTTTTGTATAACCTGTGCATTATATGAGGCAACCAGTTTTCTCCTTAGTGTTCTATTATTCTGGTCATGCACCATACCAAGTGTGCCAGCTATTATCAAGGCTAGACCTAGCACTAGGATGAATACTTTTTTATTGTTTTTCTTTAATTTTTTCATAGCCCTTTTAATACCTAGTAAAATGTTGAACTGAGTATATTTTGGAAGAGATGAAAGCCTTTTGGTAACATATGCCAATGCCGATATGAGTAAAAGATTGGTCGAGTATTGCGTCCCTGTGACTTGGGCTTTCCATCCACATATCAAGAAATTCAGCATGAACCGGCTTGCCATGTGTAACAGATTCAACAAATAACAGGTTTTCCCCTGCTTTAGCATAGTTTATGCCTTCTTGTGTAATCCAGTGCCAAGGTTCAACACCACCAGGGGATGTGTGTGCAAAATATTTGTTATCTACCATGTCATTACACTTAGCGGTTGCGCTTGCATTCAATCTTGGATCAACTTTTAGAGGTGTTAGGCCATTCTGTTGTCTTCTCAGGTTGGTCTCGTTGATTAGGTTATCTACTGTAAGTTCTTCCTCGAAAACTTCATTAAGACTTTTCGGCTTCTTTGCTTCAGCTGCTTTGACATTTTCGTCTCTAATTCTTGCACGTTCAGATTCTGCGGCTATCTGTTGCTCTTCTTGAACTTTTCGGTTATTCAGGTTTGTTTTAATAACGGGAATAGCTGCTATCAAAGGAATGCTTAATAGTAGGATAAGTGTTCGTTTATAGTTTCTACTACGCTTTCTCACATCAAAATACTACCACAACAGAGGCGAGATGTCAAGGTAACCGCTATTAAGTTCAATTATCATTGTAGTACTTCAGGTGTAGAATTATTTGAGTACTATTGTGAGTAAAAGTATAAGTCTGGTATAGGTTTTACGAGAGTAGTATAGTATTAGTAAGGGTATAACTAGGAGGAATCTATCGTGAGCAAACTAGATACGGTCAAAAATACTTGGAGTAATTTCAGTACACTTAAAAAAGTGATGGTCGTTTTTGGATCTTTAATCTTTGTGTCTGCTGTGACTAGTGATGGTAACAAGCAGAACACCTCCCAGTCTAGTATCTCTTCCGAACAGCTTGCTGCAGAGAAAGAAATACAAAATGCACAGGAAGAGAAGAAATTGGAAGTGGCGCATAATTAGATAGGTCTTGAGTAACCGAGCCACCAGTTGTTACAGAGCCAGTAACAGATGTTGAAGTAGTCGTGCTAGATGTAATGGTTGAGCCACTAACGCTATCGCCAGTTATACTAGCCGTACCGCTAATACTCGCTACTATGTTAGCCGTATCTGCCATTACGTTGTCCTATTGCGTGGTGAGCCGTCTATTATTATTCTACCCTCTACCATCTTGTAGACAGAACCAGCGACGTTCTTCACACTTATGTCGTAGAAATATGTTCCTGGGGTCAAGTAAGTATCTGTGGCAGTCAAAGTAATTGTTGCTACTCCTCCTGATGTACCATCTGTTATGGTCTTAGATATTACTGCGCTAGAATCTGTAGCATCCGTATCGTAAGCGACACTTTTGACTGTAAAGAACACTGTGCTACCAACAAGTGATGTCGCTACACCGTCTACTTGGTAGTTAAATGTGATGCTGTATGTTGTCCCTCTGTTTATTGTTAGTTTATTGCTTGCCATTTTTGTTTCCTTTTATAATCCAATCATATCATAATTCACTTATTTGCTGCCGTATCTGCGTCATCTGCTGCGTCAACTTGTCTCTTACCCATCGTACTAGCAACGGTGTTAGAGTCAGGGAAACTCCAAACAGCAGCAGGTACCGAGCTAAAGTCAGTAATTGCTACTTGTTTTGCGGGTTTGCCTTTATCCCATAAGTTAAGAGCACCAACTGAGTTAAATAAATCTGAAACATATAGATAAGCCGAAGCGGTAGCTGAAATAGCGGTTACTCTGACAGTTGATAGTCCTGGAGCTGTACCTGAGTAAAGTTTATACGTGTTAAATGCTTGATACGACCCTGTCGTGTTGTCGGCGGTGAAGGTAGCGTCAGCCGTTGAGCTGGTATCAGAACCAGGCAACCAGAGTTCGACTTTCGCCACACTCGTACCAAAGGCAGCGTTCTTTTGGAGGTAACCGTTGATGAATGACAATGAGGAAGCAGGAGCTAATACGTTAAACTCCCAGGCAAAGCCTGTAGTGTTATTCTCAGGTAAGAGAACGACGTTAATCGAACCAGCCGTCTTGACGGTGGTATCTTCCAGTCCAGCACCCGTTGAGCGAGCTGACCCCGTGTTGGTGTACCAGCGGTGCTTATTAGTGGTCTGCTGGTATTTGTGAAAAGCAATCTCCGAGCCAGCAAACTGGTTGAGATAGTTGTTTATCAGTGTACTGCTGCTAAACAGACAGTTTTCAAACAGGGTCAGGTTTAGCGTATTAGAGGTGATGTAGACATCTGCTTGGTTATTCGCCACCACCGTGCCAAACTCTGAGTCAAGGAACTTGTTGGTAATATTTCCACCCAGTATGACGCCACGATTAGTCGAGCCGTTGGCCATACCCTGTACGTAGGCGTTGACGAATAAGTTACTCGCACCGTTAGCCGTTATGGAGATAGCGGAGGTGGAGTTTCCCTCTGGAGCTGTTGCCCAGGTGCGAACGGTTCGAAAGATGTTTGACGAGCCAGACAGGGCGATAGCAATCGAGCCAAAATCAACGAAGTAAAGTCGGGTAAACGTCTTATTATACCCTGCTGGAACGACAGCTGTGTTGGCCGCCTGATAGCCAGCAAATATTACGTCAGTAATTGCCCAGTCGCTATGTGATGTTGCTGAGTCGTAAAAGACGGTTGAAGCCGCCCAGAATACGGCCTTATTAACAGTCGCCGAGCTAGAGCCTGATGTATTGCCATTGGCTAAAATACCCAGTGAGTAAGCAGTCCCGATACCAGCGTAATCTAAGCGACAGTTGTCTATGACCCAGTGAGTGTTAGTTGTCACCGCCGATTGACCAGAGGCATCAAAGGTATACATATACGACTGGTTGCGTTTGTTGACCGTAACCTTGACGTTGGACGATAGGTTATAGATGTCCGCCTTAACGGTTGGACTGTACTGCAGGGCATCTTCTGCCCCACCAGCGATAGTTGACAAGACATAGCTAGTTGAGCTGTTTTTGGTTTTGATGTAACGGTATTCTGATTTGGAAGTGCTGCCCGATACCGTCCCCATAACCGTTGCGTTGGCGGTGATAGCCGAAGTAAAGTTATAGATTTTGAGTGTGGTAGATGAGGGGACTTCGTCAACCGTCCAAGTCCCGTTATAGGTCGAGGGTGTAAAACCTGCTAGAACAATCCTGTCACCGACCTTAAAACTATGCGCTCCTGCAAAAGTCAGCGTAATATACCGCCTGGCGTAACCTGTGGCATCAGTGAAGGCCGCTGCGGTTGGTGCGGTGTTGGAGTAGGTCGTATACCCTGCTGTCGGAGTGACTACTATCTGGTCGCCAACTGTCCAATCGACTGCATCCGCCGTAATCAGTGGTGAACCAGATGTCCCTACTCCACTGGCATAGTTGGTCTTGACGTAGGTTTTTGAAGCTCCCACTAAACCAAAGTAGTACGGGTTGGTGTTGTTGGGTGCGGTGTTTGAATATCTGACCCCGACACCCGTGTAGTTGTTCGAGGGATCGAACATCAAGGTGGCCGTATAGGCCGCTGGTATACGGTCAGAAGTTGTCCCAAAGTCTAACTGTGCGTCGGTATAGGATAAATAGATAAGCTGCTTGACTAACAGGGTAAAGGAAGCCGACCTAGTAGCTTTGAGCCTCCCACCAGCATCAATCGAGATAGCGTTAAACATCGTCCCACTTGAGCCACCAAATGCTGCTAGGTTCTGACCACTGCCAATAGTGACATCAGCATCAACCGTCACCGTTACCGTGTTGGTTGTTCCAGCTACGTTAGTCATGTCCCCTGCAATCAGCACATCGTCACCGTCTTGAGAGAGTGAGCCAGTAATTGTTACAGTGGCAGCGTTTGATGAAGCTTCCGTAAAAGTACTAGCCCCAAACAGTTTTGTCGTAATGTCAGCACTAAACTGAATACCCGTACCATCATCGGCAACATTGTTTCGTATTTGCGCCCAGTAAAAGTTGCCTGTTGCGTTAGCTAGTCCCGTACCACCACCACTTGCGCCGTTGTTACATGAGCCTATTTCCAGCGGTGCGGTGCTGTCTTTCATGTTGGTCATTGATTGCGTAACGTCAGTGCCAAGTTGTGTCCAGCTTGACGGCATACTAGCGCTATCGGCGGCTGTGAAGAATTGTACCCGTCTATCACTTGTCCGATAAGTTACTCTGACCCAACCAGTCTGTCCTGCCGTAAAGCCATGTCCCGTGCTTGAGCTTAAAGACGCACCACTACCACCAGAGTCATACAGGGCAAGAGCCAACTTACTACTCGCACTAGTAGTGAATATATATGATTTTTGAGTACCCGTACCGACGTATTTACTTATAATCACTTGGTTTGCTGTTGACCATGAATCGAGGGAGAGGCGTACCCGAATGTCTATATCCCCCGTAATTGATAAAGCAGCGGAGTCGGCGGCATAGGCGTAGTTGCCCGTCGTACCAGGCATACGCATATAACTGCTGTAGCCCGTCCCTGGAGATGAGGCAGGACTAACGGAGGCTATCATACACGATGGTGCCGACGATGTTGGCCCATAAATCGTGACAGTAGTGCCAGCACCACCTCTAGTGAGTTTCAGCCGATAGTAACCTGATGTTGTGGTAGTCGGAGTGTAGGGTGTGCCAAACTTAGCAAATCCCCAGCGTTGGTTAGTAGAAGTTGAATACGGATAGAGTGTGCAGGTAGCAGTAGTGTCTGACCATGATGAGCCGTTGTATTCCTGTAAGACACAAGCTACCGTGTTACCTGTTGCAAAACCTGAAAATGGCAACCAGACGCCTCGCCATGAGTCAGTTGTGTTTAGTGCTGAAAGCGTACTGGAATATGTTGGTGAAGCGGTCAGGGTTGAGCCAGCCGAGGCTTGGCTGATGGTACTCTGAATCAGCGTCGTCCAAGTTGCCGCTGTACTCCAGTTACCGTCTGCCCATGCACCATATACCGCCATTACTGATTAATCACATCCCCGACTTTAAGTCGTTTAATACTTTTTAATTTAGCATTGTAATTCGCTAATAGGTTTTTAATCTGGTCTTGAATACTCTCCACATCGCCTGATACTGACTGACTGGTTAGAACCGTACCTTTATTATCGGATATATCAAACACTACCGATTGTTCTCCGCTTAGTGATATGTCTGTTACTGATGTTATTGTTGCTTTCATTCGATCTCCTTTAATTAAAATGTTGTCCATAAGTCGGCGTAAGTATGTGTAGAACCATCATCACGAGCAGTCCAAGCTGCTGTGTAGCCTGTCGTACCTTTTACATACTCTGCGAGGTTTGTGGATATTGTTATTCGTTTGATAGCCCATGCCCCTGCGGTATTGCCATCGGCATAGCCATAATACTTGTAGACTGTGTCAGTAGTGTCTTTTTGGATGTATGAATAGGCGTTTAACGGTGATGTACCGCCTGATACTGATACAGGGATAGTACCATCGTCTCCGACTGTTATGAACTTAGGCATACCATCGGCTGTTTCGTATGGCGTAGCTCTGCCGCCACCACCACCACCACCTCTCGGAGCGTCCAGGAACTCATTAAGTAACTTGTCTATGCTCTTGAGTTGCTTCTCTATGCCTTTAGTGTCAGTTTCTGGTATGACAATAGATTTTATTGCCTTAGTAAACTCTTTCCTGCTGGTCTGTAATTCATTCTCAAGCGCAGATATGTCTACTTCGTTCTGTTCAACGGTTATTCTTGGGGCTTCTACATTGACTTGAGGGGCTTCAGCTACAAGTTTCTGCGCTTTTACTACCTTTTCTACTGATTTTATAGCATTTGTGAGTGTATCGAATTGTGCGACGTAGTCTTTTTGCTCGAATGTGGGTAGTTCTTTGGGTAGCTTGCTTACTTCCTCCAAGACACCTTTCATGGTAGCTGTTACCTCTGTTAAATCAGTGTTTTCGTGGGTCTTTAGTGTGTTGTGTAGCTCCTCTAGGGCTATAACTACTGCATAAACATCTGGAGTGTTGATACTAGACAACTGGTTAACGACTTCAGTTTTGGACACGCGTTTTTCTAAATAAGATACAAGTGATCGGAATGATTTAGCTACGACTTCATGAGTTTGTAGATTGCTTTGCACAATCTCCTCATGTTCAAGTTCTTGTTTGGCGTTAGCAATATTGCGCTCGTTTATATCCTTGATTCTAGCTATGATGTCATCTTGCATAATTGTACCGTTGTTTCTTTGTTATTAGGTGGTGGGGGTGTGTCCCTCGCTATTCTGTGCTTCTGCAATAGCGTCGTTGGGATCACCCCTACCTTATTCAAGCTGTTAGGCCTCGAATGTAGATGTGCCAGCTGATCGGACAACTGCATAACCGTCAGTACCATCACCTGCTAGTTCAACATATGAACCAACTGCTTGACTGGTGAAAATTATGTCTTTGTTGTCAGTTCCTGCGGTAGCACCTGCACCCCAGATTTTGTCTGCTGCTGCTGGGCTGATTGAGACAGTAATGCCTTCAGCTCCAACGCGTACGATAAATCTGTTTTTGGCGCTTGTAGCTGGTAGTGTAACTACGCATGGTGCTGTAGCATTCTGTACTACTCCACAGTCACCTAGATCAAGTGTTTTGTTCCCTGTTACATCCTCAGACTGGACGTAACCGAAGCCTGTTAGGTTTACTTCTGCCATGTCTATTTCCTTTCTTGATTGGCTGAGCCAGCTACCTCATCTAGCGTTAATTCGCCAGATTGCAGAGCCTCTTCAAGCTTTGCTTCCTCTCTTGCGTCTAGCTCCATTTCGATACGTCGTCGAGTGCGTCGGTCAGCTCTCAGTTTGATGAAATCTAATGCAGCTACACGCTTGTCGCTAGCAAGTACCTTGATTAGTGGCTCTTTGGTTTTATTTGCTTCTGCCATTTTGTTAAATCCTCCTAGTTGTTGTCCCTATTAGGCAGTTTTGTGGATACCGATACAGTTGACTTTGTTTATGTCGACAAATGCGTCATAGGCAAGGCGTCCCTGGATTAAGTAACCGCTGATACCTTTAGGGTTCTTTAGTGTTTGGTAGTCAGTCAATACGTCTGCAAAAGTCGTAACATCTTCATGAGTGATGATTAGATCGGTGTTAGCTGGTAACTCTGAGCTTGTTACGATAACAACCTTACATCCGTCAACTGTTCCTAGGTTTCCACTCTTACGGTCGCGGTATGCACTCTCGCTGTCTAGTACAAATCCACCCTGTTTGAGCATATTGTAGTAGTTAGCGGTCATAACTGCGACACGGCCTTTTTGCATACCGAGGTTGTCAGATATGTTAGCTTGGATGTCTAGAAAGTTAGTGAATGCGTTTCCTGATGTAGTAGCTGCGTCAGTAACGATGTCGTCCCTGTTGGCTGCTGCTCCTGCTGTTACGATTGTCTGCAATACATACGCATTGACTTCTGGTACAATCTCTTCTCTCAACTGTCGAGCTATAACTTCACCTGGCTTTGTTACGCCCTGGCTTTGTGAGCTGTTTAGAGTGTCGATTGTTCCTGTGAATGATCTGTCCTGCTCAAGAGCCCATGTCTGTAGGGTTGTACCTATTTCGTTAGCTGAACCGAAACGGTTGTCGCTAGAGCGTGAGTAGTCGTTCATCGTCATTGTGTCTACTGAATAGACTTTGATTGTTGCAACACCAGTCCAGTCGTAGTTTTTGTTAGTTACATCACTAACAACCGATTCGGAGTGTAGTCGCTCGGATACTTTGGGGCTAAACTTAGTAGCTAAATTCTGTGCCATTGTTTTATCTCCTTTATGTCAGCCCCTCGATTGTCTTCTACTTACTGAAGTAATTGTCGAACGATGCCAGATCATCGTCAGATTCCTGCTTTGTCTGGCTAGCTATCGGCAAAGTAACAGTTTTTGATGCTTCTTTGCTCTTAGCCTTTGTTTGTTTCAACGCTCCCTCTGATAGTAGAGTTTCAATACGTTGGGCTTGTTTTTGTAAATATTCATACGGGTCTTGTTTCATCTCGACAATTCGGTCGAACTGATCCCGTACAACGTAACTTGCTTCGAAATCATCTAGTGAATCAGCTAGCATGTTCTTGACTGCATCTGAGCCTGTAGAGAATAACTCTATGTTGGCAAGCGCCCTGTCAATTTGTACTGATGCTTTATCTTCTAGTACTTCGGATTTCTCGTTTTGAAGTCTAAAAGCTTCTACTTCGAGCATTCTTTGTTGAGCTAGGATCTCATCATCAGAAGCCTCCTGAATGTACTGATGTAGCACATCATTCTCCCTTTGTTTCTCCATATCTCTTAGCTTCTTTTCAGCAATACGACGTTGTGCGTACTCCTGATTAAGCCGTCTTTTTTCTTCTGGGGATAGCCGGCTTTCAAGTGAATCTTTAGACTCACCATCATCCTGTTCTTCCTCATCGGATTGCTCATCGTCCTGTGACTTGTCGGTGGTTTCGTCCTCCACTTCACCATCGTCATCACTCTCATCTGAGCTTTTGTCATCACTACTGTCGTCAGACACGGACTCCTCAGTACTGGATTCGTCTACTTCGTCTAGTGATATTTCCATATCTTCTAAACTAGTATCTTCAACCTGTGATGTTGTGTTTGTATTAGTGTTGTCTTGGCTAGCGTTTGCTTGGCTCATGACCTCTCCTTTCTGCTGTTAGTGGATGCGATCCCTGCTATTGGTTGCGAACCTTGACTCGGAGGTGAGTCAGTTGGCCGGTCTATCTTGGAGGCAATAAACCAGCCAACTCAGTCACCTCAATTTATTCTTTTGTACACGGCATGATACGGATGATCACCTCCTTCACAAGTTACATTTGCTCCACGATCTACCCATTTGTGGCTTTGTTTCGGCAAGTTATCTAGATCAACGGCACTCTCGCTTTGGGCATTCATCTGTTTCAGGACTTGGTCTTTTGACATACCTGTATACTTTTCTTTAAGCTCTTCTTTATATTCTCGGAAGGTTTGTGGTTTTAAGTCAGTGTCCATTATTTATTTTCCTTATTTGCTTTTAGCACCTTTGATCTAGCTACCGAACTAGGCTTTGATCTCAATACACCGATTAACTTAGTTTGGAGCTCATTCAAATAGGCTATAAAATACTTCCTGCCCAATAGCTGAGCTTTAATGTCTTCGGCGTCTACATTATCTTGTAGGGTGGTGATGTCGTTAGCCTTGGTCTTAGCAAGTCGGATCTCCTCCATTACAAGTTCTGCAACTGGTGTTAGCACTGCTTTATCGGCTACATTCTTACTAGCTGTTTCAACACGTCTATTGTTTACCCTTGGGTTACCACTTGCACTTGTAGCGCCTGAGTATAAGATTGAGTCGTCTCTAGCCATTTCTTTCCATACTCCTCTTTGCACCTTCAATCACTTCAGGTAGTGGAAAGCCTTGTTTAATACCTTCTATCATTGCTTCTGCTGTTAACTCATCAACGCCATACTGTTGCATGACAGCCTGAGTGTCTTCTGTCGGGTCTCCTGTCGCTTGTCTTACTTCAGGTTCATTAACATCTGGTGTATTCCTAGGATCAATCTCTGGGTCCATACCCATTTCGGTCGCTTCATCTGGGGCGATGTCTTCAAGTATCTTGTCATTATCAGTAGTCAAGGCAATAATCTCAGCCATTAACTCACCAGTATTAAGACGTTTATTAGACGCCAGAAGTGTTTGTTCTAGCATAGGATCAGCCGATTTAAGTTCCACGACCTTTAACAGTGCTTCAAGTCTTTTAGCGTTGTCTGATTCCTTAGTAGCTTCCGGCTCTATCTTGAAGTCGAATGTAGCACGTAGATTGTCCCAGGATTCTTCTAACTCATTGGTTGGTGTGCCATTTGCACCTATAGGGAACTCTACGCCAGCCTTGGATAGAATCTCACGCTCGTCATCTGATAATTTAAGAAGGTCAGATCCCTCCATATTGGCAAAATGAGTGTTGAGCATTGATTTAGCTACTAGCTCGTATGTCTGGTAGATGTTATCTTTATAGTCTTCGTCATCTATAGATAGTGAACTTTCCTGAAACTTCACTCCTGCATGTGTTTTAGAGTATTGTGGATCACCAGCATCTGAGCCAATAGAGGTGTCACCTATCGGAAGTAGTTGATTCAATGAAGTTTTGTACATTGATATACGTGTAGGCAGTTGTGAATAGATCTGGTTACTTATCTCTTCACGCCTAATGTTTGCATTGCCAATTATCCATTGTGCGTCTTGCTCATAGACTATCGAATCTAGGTCAGTATTATCTAGGTCCCCTGATACCGAAACAGGCGGTCTAAACCCCAGTTGGGTAGCAAATACATCTGCCTGTCTCATATAGTCGAGTACGTTCTGAGTACCTCCAGCAAGCTTCACAATCCCTATGCCATATGGGTTTTTAAAGTCTTGGTAGCAGTAGAGATAGTGAACCGGTATATCACCTGTTGGGTCGGGGTTTTTCCATCGTCTTACAGTCTTACCACTTTTTACATGACGCATAGTAAACTCTGAGCCTATGCCTCGAACAAATGACACGCAGAACTTCATACCTTGCTGCTTGACTTCGTTCTCACTGTTTAGCCTACTAGTAGACGTATCATTCAGCTCATCTGTTTCACTATATGAATCTACTATCTCGGCTAAGCATTTCTTATCCCATTCTGAGCTATTTTCACCTTTAGCATCCTCAAGCATCTGTTTAACCTGCGGCTTTGAATATAGAACTTCCCAGAATACGACATCACTATCAAGGTCTGATACCTTATTTGGTTCTAGTAAAACATCTTGTGGGTGGGCAACTATAAAATCTGCGCCCCTGTACTTACCACGCTTAACGAATAAAGTTATTATAGGCACGCTACCATATTGTGCTGATTTGCGAACTGCATCTTTCCACTTGCGATGGAATGTACTCTGGCTGTTGGCATTGGGGATAATCTTCTTTTCCCACTCTATGTTTGCAACCTCAGATACCCATGGTTCGTCACGGTCCTGTGCGGTAGCTCTTCCACTTAATGTCTTGGATGATATGAGTCTTTTGGGTAGCTTGAATAATGCAGCTGCAAGTGAGCCGTCATTTACTTCTGGCAAAGCCTCATCTAAACCATCAATGATTCCATTGTCGGCCAATCTCTCAAACTCAGGGTAGTCTTTGCGCCATACATCGGCGTCTCTCCTGGCTTGTTTATGTAAGTCTTGTAGCTCTTGGTCTGTATATTCTATCAACTGGTCTATCTCAATGAGGTAGAGCCGATGATACGGTAGGCTACTTTATGCTCATATTATACCACATCGTGGTGTGCAACACTATTTTGTCGATGGTTTTCTCTTACCTTCTTGTCTGAATACAGTGTATTGTTTTGTAATCATATGTGGTTGCAGATCTTTGCCTACCACTACTTTTATAGTTACTTCACGGGAGAGGTTTTTACTTATAACATCAAGGCAGGACAGTAGGTCTTTCATTAGATTTGTTCGACTAGTAAGAATACGCTTCTCTACATCAACTTGAGTGTGTGCAAGCTGTTCATAGTATGATTCTGTACGAATACTACTTTCGCCACCATCAATAACGGTCCTGGTAACAATCTTTGTGTGCTTAGGGTCTTGTGTGTCGGGTATGTCATTATTCACCATCGATAATCACCTCCATAACGTTATATTTAGTTCTGTATAGTTTAGCTCTACTGTATTCAGTCTCGATATGTCCCGCTAATTTTAAAAGCTGTTTGGCCTGAGTTATAGTTACTTTCAACCTATCGGGCAAGGGGCGTATGATTGCGCTCTGAGTTGCTTTCACTTCATCCTCTATCGCTATTGCTAGTTCTTGGCCTTTTTGTTTAAGGCTTCTTACATCTAGTTCAGTTGGTTTATTATATTGATTCCAGTCCATTTTACCCTCTCTTTTTATTGTTATACATGAAACCTAGCTCTCTTAGGCTTGGGTCGTGTTCGGTGTTTAATCACTGGTGGTGATTCGGTTTGGTATAGTTGCCAGGCTATAGCTAACGCCATGATAAGATCATCATGCGCACCGCTCTCAGCTTGCGCTTTCCAGCTTGAACTTGTCTGTGAGACTATAAAGCTGAACATTTCAGTGATTGTTTGCTTGTCGTATATGTTTATAAGCTGATTATCTATAGCTTCTTTGAGCATTGACAACATGATAGGCCGGGTTGCTGACGATGTAGTCCATCCTAGTTTTACGGTATCGTGAGTAGACGATGTACTGCCAACATTTGCCTTCTCAACGTAGATCTTGTACTTACCGTTACGATTAAGTGTTGCGAGCCGTTCAATCTCTGCCACCCCTCCGTTGTTTCGCTCGAAAGCAACCACTGGTTTTACTTTGGTCTCATCATAAATCTTTTCTAGTTCACTATGTATTCTTGGAGTCATTTCTGTTGCCAAAACTTTAGAATGAAAGACTGTTGGTGTATCTAGGTTTG